TTGAAGATTTGGTCAATGTCATCTTGCTTAAGTTCTAAGAACTCAATGGCTGATGTCAAATCATTGCAGATGCAGATTTCAAGACCCGATGCGATTTGGTCTAGTTACCTGTCCACTTCATTCACTTGACACACCTTAGATGCATCAGGTGTGATGGGCTTTTCATCTTCAAAGACTACAATGCCGAAAGCATCAAAAGATGCCTTGACATTTGCCTTTGATTTGTTTTTGTCAAAGGACTTTTTGTCCTTGAACTTAACCGCGTTTATTTTCATTTGGATGGATTTACATTGCTAAGCAGTTGATCTAACTCTAGCACAAGTTCAGCCTCATGGTTCTTCACGCCACTCATTGCCACACCCACCTCGTTAAAGAAACCCTCAATGCTGTAACCTTTTACTTTTCCCTCTTTTACATCTTGCCACACGCCGTCATCATCCACATGCGTTCCGATAAACCATGTGCCGTCGGGAAGTTCAGACAGTCCGAGCTGCATAGATTTATCAGACTTGCCTTCTTTAATCCATGACTCAACAACGGTCACTCCCGTGACTGGTATCTCATGTTGCAAGTTGGTTGTGTGTTGCAGATTCTTTTTGAAGAACTGATGCGCAATAGCACTCACTGTGGCCTTTTCAAAGTACACATAGTATGGCTCACCCTTTTCATCATAGCGCAGTATCTCCTTATCCGGTATGAGCGCAGCGCCGTATAGCATGCGGCGTTCCTCATTAAATGCGCTTAACTGCATCTTCGAAAGTGCAATCCAGTTTTCTTCTATTGCGGGGCTGTCAACTAAGCCCATCGCGGTGATGCCTAATCGACCTTCTTCATCGATTACGCATTTGACTACTTTTCTTTTTTCCATTTTACAAAGTTACGATTTAATGATTATCCAAGTCGTGCCAAGTCTTGTACCTTTTCGCGCACCTCCTGCTGTGATGATACATCACCCGCAAGGACGAATGCACGCGGCGTTATTTGTTCAGGTTGGTTCTGTATAAACTGCGCAGCAAGCGGGTTGAACTGTGCGGGCTGTGATTCATTGCCGCCGCCGCCTCCTACTGATGGTGGTGGTGGGCTTTCGTTGTTAGGTGGTGTTCCACTGCTTTGAAATTGTTGCGATGCAATGTTCTTGACGTTGACAAGACCTGCTGCCACAGCTAATGCAGCTTGAATGTAAGGTTGTGCCGGGAATAAAATAGTAGATGGATTGATTGCAGCGTTGGCAAAAATACCCTGCGCACCTTTGTAGGTATCAACAGTAGCTTGTGCAATGCTTGCCGCCTTTTGTATTTTAAACGCCTTCTTTGCCCGTGCTTCATCACCTTTACCGAACGCAGTAGCTAGCGATGCAATAGCCCCAAACGAATCGCTAACCGCTTGCAATTTGGCAGCATAAAGGTTTTGGTCATCTTGTAACTGCTGTGAATTTGACTGCGCATTGCTTGTGGTTGTTTGACCTTTATACTTCGCAATAATATCAGCTATATCTTTTTCGCGTTGGTCAGTAACTAACTTCTGCAACGCCGCATCATCTCCAGCAACTTTCAAACGGTCTTCTGAAAGTTTAACCGCTGCTTGTATTTCTTTCTGTTGGTCAGTTAAGGTTAGTTCTTGACGTAGCGCAAACTGTGCATCCTCCTCTGCTATCCTATCTTCATTTGCTTTCTTGCGTGCAGCGGCAAGTTCGTCAATGCGTTTGAGTTCATCTGCTAGTTCTTTATCGCGTATCGCTTGAATTTCTGCAGCTGCATCTTGTTCGGCCTTTAGTGCCGCATCGGCTGCGGTCTTTGCATCTGCCGCCTCCTTTTCTCTGCGTGCTTTGTTCTTTGCGTCCTGTGCATTGAGAATGCCGTCACGTGTGTTGACTAATGTCTCTAGTGATTTCTGTGCATCAGCTACAATCTTTTCCTGATTCTTGCGCTCTTCTTCCGGGTCGAATATCTGCTTAACAACAAAATTGTTTACGTCTTCAAAGACCTTTGTCACATCTATCTTTTCAATCCCAAGTCCTAGCTTGTTGAGTATTTCAATAGATCCATTGACAAAGCTTTGAAAAAACTCGGCAATCTTGCGTTGTGGAAACGTAACAAAGTCAAGAAAGGTTTTTAAGTATTGCGCATTGCGTTCAGCCGCTTTGATTTGTCCTTCGGCCTGTATGCGTGTTGTCTCAATTACCGCCTGTTGTTCTGCAATGGCTGTGTTGAGCTGCGTTATTTTAAGTTGAGTTATCTGTTCTTCAGTTAAGCCTTGACGCTTTAACGTTTCTTCAGTCGCAGAAATATTATCGAAGTTCTGTTTGGCTACTGCTGCACGTTCCTTTTGCACATTCAACGCCTCCTGTTCCGCATCGGTCACACCGTCAATCAATGACAGTAGTTCATCAGCATAAACAATCGCAGCTGCAATGGCTGCACCAATTAAGAATATTGGGTTCGTAAGTAACGCCTTACCAACGGAAGCAAATGCGCTGCCGATACCTTTGACACCATTAGCAATATCACCCGGCTTGACTTGGCTAATGTTAGCAGCTAACTGCTTTGCACCTTCGGCAGCACCTTCAAAGTCTAGTGATGTGATACGTGACGTGACAAGACCTAGCGAACCGCTAACACGCTCGAACGCACCACCCGCCTGTGTACCTACTGCCTGTGCCGCATCTTGAATCTTATCTTTGAGTTCACCCGCTGCTGCTGCGAGTTCGCGATACTTTGCAGAATCGGGGTCAGTCGCTGCGAGCTGTGCCTGTAATTCACGCAACTGTGCCTTGAGTGACTTGCTGGATGTTACAACCTCATCCTGTGCAACCGCTACATTGTCAAAAGACTGCGCACCCTGATTGATTGCAGTGGATGTCGCATTGATTTGAACGTTTAACTCCTTTAGGTTCTGCTCACTTTCGGTAGTGTCAATTACAAACGATTTTACAATAGTATCAGCCATGTTTAAAATAGGTTATATATCGCGATTACAATGAGTGATAGTAGGAATATACGCCACGTCCAAAGCGTGATGTTCCATAGCCTACGTTGCCACGGCTTGAGTGCTTTGTTGTGTTTCTTGTTAGGCGCAATTCCTGCCTTGATGTAGTCAATGCTGTGCTTGATTTGTGTGCTCATCGTATTTGTGTGTATTGTATTGTCATAGTGCTGCGAAGGTTGTAAGGAAATCCACTGCCTCCTGATGTCAAGTTAATTCTGTGCTGCGCAGTGTTAGTTGTTGTGTCAATGTTTGGCGTTAATGTCAGCGATCCAAATGACGTGATGTTGTCAATCGTTGTAATGGCTGATGCGTTTGCTGTTGCGCCAACTTTGCGAAAGAATACATTGCATAACTTAGTCATGAAGGCATTGGTATCAAAGTTGAATACGTTGATAGTAATCAGGCAACTCCATTGCGTGTCGTTTGGCAATTCAATGTATGCAGATGTACGGCCTTCGATTGTAAATGATAGGTTTTGACCAGCTGCGGTAATGGTATCTTTTGCGCTCAAAATAATTGTGCCGTATTGGTGATTGCCATCTCCGTTGGTGCGATTGTCAACTGTCCAGCCACCACCTAAATGAAATCCGGGGAACTTAGTGAGCACGTTTTTACCGAACATTGCATTGCCTCGCACAGCCTCTGTCAACTTTAGCGTATCACCTACGGCAATTATGTTGTTGTTACCGCCTACAATTGAAAGTTCAACACCTTGTTGTACGCTGCGTGTATTACCGTCTAGCGGCTGTGTGCTTGCATTGCGTGGTATAGGTGCTGTATTAGTTCCTGTGATGCCGTTTGTTGGTCTATCGCCTTGATTGTTGAACGCATAGCATTCCCCATCGCTCTCACTCCATTCATAGCCATAACGCACACAACAACTTTGTGTAGCTGTAACAGGGTCACCTGCCCCATCTATAAAGTTTACCGTGCCATTGATGTTGATTGAATCGGGTGTAGATAAACAGTCTGCTTCACTGTCAATGTATTTAATCAACTTGACCTTTGTTGACTCAAACTGTCCTACCTTGTAATCACTAACCTCAAGAATGCGCCACTGTGCATTGTTCACGTACACAACATCGCTGAACTGAAAGGTGAGAATGTCACTCAAGTCAAGAGCAAAGTATGCCTCCATAATTCGCGCATTGGGCGAATAGAGTTCATTCATAGCATTACGCCAATACAAGTTAAACAGGTTGTTGTACGGGTTAGCGTTAATCAGAAACGGTGGAATCTCAGGCGCAAAGTTCAAGTCAAAGTCAGTAATTGTAGCTGTGACATTGCTATAATTGTTGAGTGCTGTGAATCCGAATGTCACTGGTGCTTCAACACCTGCGCTATCATCAAACAATTGAATGTTGTAAGTCGTTGCGGCAAACAATGCACGCGGCCCCGGCAGTATGAATTCGTTTTGCGTGTTAATGAATTGCGGAATAGGTATGAGCGTTCCCGGTATGTTTCCTGCGGGTGTGCTTCGTGTTATAAGTTGCACCGTGTTATCTCCCGTCACAAATGAACTGATAGGCACATCAGGATTAACAGTGTAACCTTCGGCTTTGTATTGACCATAAACGCGGTCGTTGTCCTTGTATAGCTTGCCTAAATAATCCTCACCCGCCGTGTAGCTGAATGTGGTCTTGCTTTTTTGCAGTTCGGTTGTGGCGTAAATCGTGATGTCTTTGCTGATGTCAAGCTTTGCGTTCCAGTCTAATTGATTGCCGCTACCAACATAGCTATTGTATGGCACAATGCTTATCTTGTTTGGATTCGTTCGGTCAGAAACAATGGCACAGTTGTGCATCTTAATCACATCATTCAAAAAATCAATCTGACGCATGTCAGGTGCGTTCAGGTTGTAGATGATTGTTGATCCATAGTTAAATCGTGTGCCGCGTAACTCAATCAATGAGCTGCCCAAATCACCTGTGCCTGCTAAGATTGTAACTGTAGCTGTGCCTGAACCAACACCAGCAGCCGACTTTACTTCGTATCTAAATGCAAACTCAACTGTATCTCCCGCTAGCAAGTTCATTGCATAGTCAAAGTCAATAGTCAAAGTATTGGTGTAGTCGAAAGAATCAATGAATTGTGGCGTGCCGCCATTAATGATTTTGTATATCTTGAAATTTGTGCTAGCGCCTACTCCTGCATAGCTAGTGCTTTGCACAGCTAATGTCAAATGAAATGTGTACAAGCCGCCACCCGGTGCGGTGTATACTCCAGTCGTTGGGTCAAAATTGGCATTGTTGTCGAATGCCTCTGATACAGGTGCGTAATATTGATAGGCACTAATTGCACCACTACCTGTTGCAGGCATTGTGATTGCTGATGCATTGTATGAACGGTATGCGTATTGCGGGCCGAGGTCATCAGTATCTAAAAAACTTTTGTTAAGCCACGGCATATGATAGCCTTCAAGGATACTTATCAATGATGAAGCTTCAAGTTCAAAGCCTGCATCTGAAATTATTTGTTCTAGCAAATAACTCCATTTAATAGCAGGCGTCAAGTCAACCGCATATAGTGGCGCAGTCGCATCACTAATCCTTCGCGTGCCGGGCTGACCTTCTTCGCTCCACAGCTGCCCGCGATCTACCAAAGACCAAATGCGTTCAGCTGTTGGCGTTGTTACGTTATCATACTTCACAACCTCGTTAAGATTGGGCAGGTCGGTTAAGTCTTTAAGTTTCTTTTCGCCGATGGTCTTGAATAAGTCCGGCGTTTCTGCATAGAACGCTAGTTCAATCTCATTGATTTTGCCCTGCTGCTGATACACCTTGCGCACACGGATGTAACCTTTAGCGATGGGCAGCGTATCAACACGAATCTCCGAAGGCAGTTTGTAGTGAAAGTAATTGTTCACGCCGCCGTCATAGTTGACATCAAACAACGCACCCAGTGCAAGTTGATTGCGCTCGGTATAAGGCACACGAAACTCGCGGCTGAATGCACCTAGTGACGTGAAGTTATTCAGGTCTGTATAGCGCCAATTTTGGCTGATACTTTCATTCTCGAATAGGTCAAGATAAAGTTGCTGAACTGTGTTTAATTGAAATGTGATGTATACAAGGTTCGGGTCGGGCGGGGCAAGTTCAACTAACGCAAAACTAAATTGACCATTTAAAGCGCCAACGGTTGTGGCTACTATATCCAGATGATAGGTTGCAAGTAAAGTATCTGAACTATCATAAGCCTTTATCGTACTGTCCCCTCCATTTGTAACCTGAGCGACAAAAGCGTTTAAAATAGCAAGACTTAATAAAGGCGGTACGCTTGTATCATTTTGAATAAAATTCACAATACCGTTAGGTATCGCTCCTGATTTATAAGTGGCAACACCGCCCGTCGTTATTATTAACTGTACTTCGCCGTTCATATTATGTCCAGTATTCGTTTGCCATTCTTACTTTTAGTGTCAAGTTGTACAGCTTGCCATCATAGGTGCGCTTTTCAACGTAGGACGTGTCATCTATATTCACAGCTACATAGCTGCCGTCATCATTGATTAAGTGAACCTGATTGCTCACAATCAATCCACGCAGGTATATGAATTCATCTTGTGTGATGTAGTCGCTTGTCACAGTCAATACGCGCTGCGCTAAGTTAGTGCGCTGATTTAGTCCACGGTCGTTTGCATAGAAGATAGTTGGTGAATTATTGAACAGCGGACGCTTGTATAATTTGCGGTCAACTTCGGTAGTGTATTCTGATTTCTTTTTGAAGTTGAAGTATTCATAACCGCCACGCGCACCTACCCACGCCAGGCGAACGTTTGGCCAAATGCATTCACAGTTACCATATACGCATTCATTCCAAAAGATATAGTCAGCCGATACTTGATTGCTTGCAATGTTTTGAATTCGTACGCGGTAGTATTTCCAATTTGGAAATAGATTTGGTTTCGGCAACCATATGCCGGTTCGGTCGTTAAGGTTTGCAGGAAAAACAGGCAAGCCTTCAACGTTGTAATCACTCAAGGTAATTTGACTACTTACGCCAAAGCCAGTTGCAGGAAACATAGTTACCGTAGCTGAATGCGCACCGTTGTTGCTTAGGTAGTCAGCATTGCCCGGCACATATAACAAACCATAATCTTCTTCACGCACAGCAATTGCAACCTTGCCTGGTGCAACTCCCCATGTGGCAAAGATTGGTGGGTACTTTGTTGTGATGGGCCTATCACTCATTACAAGTGAACTCGCATTAGTCAAGGAAAACTTTACACTTGCTGCGCCCGTTTCGGGGTTAGGCTTGTAGCCGTCCGTTGGCTGGTAGTATTGATTGTCTACAAGTATTTCATCCCCGTCTACACTGCTGCCTTCTGCTTCAGTTAGTATGCCGCCAACTATCCACCATTCAGCTATTGAAAAGTCAATACTATTCCAAGTCGATGTATCATTGAGCGTGCCTGTGTCTAGATTGTGCAGCTGCGTACCTTGCGCTTCTGCATTGCGTAGTTGGATAAGCGATTGCAAATCAAAATATAAGCGGTCATCTATTGCGGGTGAAATGTAAAAGTTGAACACCTGCGATGTAGTGTTGTTGGTCACGGTCACGCCGTATTGAAAACCGTCTTGTGCGGTCTCATCACTGGACGCTACAATCATAAGCTTTTGCCCTCGTGCGCTCCACGTGTACGGCTGGTCTTCGATAGTTATTGCCATTATCTAAAATTTAGTAGAAATCTTTGTTCAACACCTTTGGCATATGCCTGAAATAACTGCTCACTGTAATCGGGCCATGTATCATTGATTGCGTCTTGATAGTAGCTGATGCCTTCTATACCATTTTCACCAATGCTTTTGGCAATGGCAAACGCTGCGGACTTAATTGCACTTTCGGTAGCTTTGATAAACTCTCCTTGTCTATTGCGTAGCTTGAGTGGTTTGATTCTGATCCACTGTTCAATCGCTTTAACAGGTGGCATCTTCGCACCGGGTGTTCTCCCATATTCAATCACATCTGCATACCTGCCCGCATCACCCTTTACTGTGAAATCAATAGTTGGTTTGTTGTAACGTATGCGCAGTTTGTAGGTAAGCGAGTTAAGCAATGTGCCTGATGCAACACGGTTCACCACCTTACCACGCACGCGGCGTTTGATGCGCAGATTGGATTGCGCACGCTCGACAACGGTTGCCGCATATTCGTTTAGTAGTGCTTCGTAATCGTCCATTATAATACTTCTTCAAATTCTATGATTGAACCAGCACGTACAGTTAATAAAGCGGCAGTAGCACATCTAAAACGAATTATGAATGTACCAGCTGCAGTTGTGCGCACGATCCCGTCAGCTGTGCATAGACCGTTACTTGCGGCTGCAGCATTTGTTCCCGAATCGTAGGCCGTTTGGTTACTTACCGCGTTAGTAGTTGCTGCAAGCGCACTAGTAAAGCGTGCGTTGTTTATTGATGCAGTTGGTCCATTACTTGAAAAAGTTATAGCTGCCGTTGCTGTAAAGCTTATGGTAGCCCGCCATTTGTAAGTCTTGTTTGCCGCAGTAGTAAATGATAAGCCAGTCACATCTTCAAAGCCCGTACCTACGTTGGTAACGTTAGCAGCAACTACATTTGTTCCTAAGCCTAAGTCCGTTTTTAATTGTGCTAATGTCAAGGCATCAACACCATTGCTTGCATTGATACGCAAGTAACGAATTGCGCTAGGATTGGTCAGCGTTGCAAGATTAGTTCCTACAGTAGTAAGTCCAATGTTGTTCTGTTTGCCATTAAATATTGACCAGTCAGCACTACTCAACGCACCACGATTGGTAGCACTTGCTGTTGGTACACTCAAAGTGATTACTGGTGTTGTGCTGCCAGTTGCAACAGTGCTACTCAAGTCAGTGCCTGTTGTGTCTAAAGTCAATGCAGCAACACTTGTAACCGTGCCCGTAGTTATATTACCACTACCTAAAAGAGTAGTTGAATTAATTGTTTTAATGTTTGTACCACTTACCAATGTGGCTTGCTTGCCGCTATCTAAAGCATTTAAAGCATTGTCCACATTTGTACCCGTTACCGTGCTATCATTTGTGACTTGATTGCTGTGTAACTTTTGATGCTGCCACTTAGCAGGCGAACCACCATACACCCAAGTATCGTCTGCCGTTGGTGTGCCACTTTGCATATCAACACCATGAATGCGGTGCACAGTTGGATTTGGATAACTGCCTTGCAAGTCACCAGAAGCAGCACCATTTGGTGGCAATGCAGTTGGTGTTGTAGCTAGTTGCCCGTCACCTCGCACATATTGCGCAGACGTTCCGCTAGCTGTTACCGCGAGTGTGCCGGACGTTGTTACGGGCGAACCTGTCACGCCGAATGCAGCGGGCATAGTAAGGCCTACGCTGGTCACTGTGCCACTGCCTGCGCTTACCGTTGTAAATTCAACTTCACCTGTTGTAGCGTTGCTCAGCGTAAGCACTTGGCCATTCACAGCAGTTAGTGCGACAACTGCTGGTGTTCTTAGCTGCATCTGCGTTGCGTCCAAAAGTATTTTTATGGGTGTCGCCTCCATACTAGCCACGCCTGCTGAGGCGTTTATAACCGATTCTGCAAATCCAGCTGTGTTATTTATCAACTGAGCAGAAGCAGGGCTTACGTAACATTGTGAAAAATCACCAACAGCATCCGTAGATGTTATTTGCATCTTATTATTACCGTTGACGTAAAACTCATTTAACTCATCAAACGTCAAATCGTAAGTGTTTGATGCTCCAGTTACAGTTGTATTTTGAACAAGCGGCCCCCCTAATTGAATGTTATCCGTTGGGTTTTCGGTAAGACCGTTGTTTGCTGTTATAGTTGGTATAGTTGGCTTGTTTAAGATTTCCGCCACGCCACCCACCGCGTTCCAATCGCTGTTTACTTGCGCTGCGGGTATTGTTGGTTTGTTTAAAATCTCGGCCACACCTGCTACTGCATTCCAGTCTGAGTTGACCTGTGCAGCTGGTATTGTTGGTTTGTTTAAGATTTCAGCT